AGTCTGTGCCTAGCATGGGACTATTTCTTGAACCAGGTCTTGGTAAAACGGCAACCACATTGACAATCATTGCAGAACAATTTAAGGGAACGACTTTAGTAATTGCACCTAAACGAGTAGCGGAGACCGTATGGCAAGAAGAAACACAAAAATGGGAACACCTAAAACACCTAAAGATAGCAAAGATACTGGGCACACCGAGTCAACGGTTGGCAGCGTTGAAGAGTTCTTCGAACGTGTACTTAGTCAATCTCGAGAACTTGATTTGGTTGTTGGATCAACCAAAGATGCAATTCAACAATCTGATAATCGACGAGTCGAGTCGCTTCAAAGATCCTTCGACGAAAAGATTCAAAGCCTTGAAGAAACACTTAAAGAACTTCGAGAGGCGCATTATTCTAACAGGCACACCGACACCCCAAGGGATGGCTGATCTGTGGTCACAGGTAGGTATTTTGGATTTAGGACAACGACTGGAAACCAGCCTTACTAAGTTTAGAACGAAGTATATGCGCCCAGGCAAAAGAAATCCGCATACCGGTGTAATTTATAATTGGGAATTAAATAAGGGAGCAGATCAAATAATCACAGAAACAATCTCAGATATCTGTTTTAGTCTGAAAGCTAAAGATTATTTGGAACTGCCTACGGTAACATATACGTTACATAAAGTGGGGATAACGGAACAAATACGTTACAAATATGATGCGCTCAAGAAAGATATGGTTACAGAAATCAAGGGACAGACAGTCACCGCATCCACCGCAGCAACGCTCACAGGAAAACTATTACAGTTCACAAGTGGCGCAGTTTATGCAGAGGACGGGAGTTGGCAAGAAGTGCATACGGCTAAGTTGGAATGCCTCGAGTCGATCTTGGAAGAGACTTCTTCCCCGACCTTGGTATTTTATCACTTCAAACATTCGCTGGAACGAATTCGGAATGCGTTTCCAGAGGCCGTTGTGCTTACTGATTCCAACATTCAAGCGTGGCGAGATGGTAAAATTAGAGTCTTGCTTGCACACCCACAGTCGGGAGGAATTGGTATTAACCTCCAATGCAATGCGGGTGAAACAGCGCAGACTATTTGGTACGATCTCCCCTGGTCTAGTGAAAACTATATCCAAGCCAACGCAAGGATCTACCGCCAAGGGCAAGAGAAACCAGTCATTATTCATCACCTCTGTGTCGAGAAATCGGTAGACGAACAGGTCATGAAAGTATTAGATAACAAAATAACGATTCAGGATGCATTAATGGAAGCATTAAAATGAGATTAATATTAAACGCCAGCAGAGCCAGATTATCGGACGAAGAAATTGATCCGCTAGAACAAGACGATTTTGATTCTGTATCCAGTTTTCAAGGCGATGGTTGGCTGCCGTGGGATGTAGACGATTTAATTGACATTCGTCGTATAATAGATGAACGCATGCCATCAAAAGAAAAGCAAATAATCGATGCTTTTTTAAATGGAATGAATTACAAAGATATGGATGTTAGTGAAAAATATTGGCGTTACCATTACGAAAAAGCAATTGAGTTTATAAAGAAAGAGATGAACCTATGACTACTTTTGTTGTTGAACACAGACCACAAGGACAGGGATCGTACCACATTGCATTGGTGCCCGGTGTGGAAGATCTAGATACCTCACAGTTTAGTGACATTCTAGGCATTTGGGTGTGCGACTCACTGCAAGAGGCGACTGTCACCATTTCCGAACTACATAAATTGAGAGGTAGAAAAAACGATGAAGTACTATAGTGAATTATCTAATCTAGAATCTGTTTTAATTAATTTAGAAGGCGTTGTAGCGATTGTCGATTCGCTAACCACATCGTGTTTAGAAATGGATGAGAAGAAAGTGCAAGCAGCTCTCTTTCATGTATTGCGCCAACTAGAAGAACACGATTCTAGTTTTCAACTAAATTTTCAAGTTTTATTTGATGCCATAAGGGATGACACACATGAAGAAGATAAGCCAAGAAAAAAGCGAAAATCCGTTCGGAAAAACGCAGAGTGATATTGATCAAGCCATTTTGCAAGTTTGGGGAACCACCGAAGACTTAGACATGTTAATTGCACGCCACATAGATGCTCCAGAGAAGATGACGGAAGATGAATTGTGGAATGCGATGGAAGGAATCAAACAAGTACTAGAACTACGATGCTGGCACTTGCGAGATGTTTATAAGAAGTATTTTCAACTAGACGAATATAATTGGAGCCGAAATGTCTGAAAATGTAAAAGAAATGTTAGATGATTTTGCTGTAACTGCCGAGATAACGGTAAGAGATTTAAACACATTATTAAATTGTTTAAATATGCCCTCCCAAATGCCTGCGACAACAGCCATTTATTTTATTAATTTGTTTCAAAATCAGGCTGGACCGCAAGTAGAAAAAGCCAGAAAAGATTTAGAAACTGTCTCACAGGCGACTAAAGATGAGTGATAAATTTTTAAGAAACCTTTTAAGAAGTAAAGGGTTTTCTGCGGACATTTCTAAACAGATTGAAAAAGCTGTAGAAGATAAAGCCAAACTTGATTCTGAGCAAAAAGAAATGGCAGATCGGGAACTGGCACTAGCCATGACCCAAAACATCCTAAACGATGTCTTGCCACACCTCAGAAAAGCCATGGAAACCCCACCCACTAAAAAGATTATTGTGGACGATAAGTAGGGCGAAAACGGCTAAAAGTTTGCATAAGTAGATATAGAGACAGTAAGACTCGTTGGGAAACGCTCTGAACCCTCTATTCACATACACAAACACAGAAAGGCAATACCATGAATCCATTTGAATTACGCTATGACTTACTCAAGACCTCCAAGGAGTTCTTAACCGAGCAGTACAACGCCCAGTTAAAGGCCTGGGAAGTAGCAGACGAGGCTGGTAAAAAACTGCTTGAGAAAGCACCCCAGTTCCCAAGCATGCACGAAATCATTGACAACGCCATTGAAATGAACAAGTTCATCAGCAGCACAATCGAGGCACAACTTGTTGACGGTGTTAAACGTTTTAATAGGATTACCGCTGTTTTCTAAGCAACAACTCTTCTTTTTATTAACCGCACCCATAGTTCTATTCTTAACCTATAAATTAAGTTTAGAACTGTGGTGCTTAACCTATGGGTTATTTTATGGCAGCTAAACCTGGGCTTTATGCCAACATCCACGCCAAACGAGAGCGCATCAAAGCCGGCTCCGGTGAGAAGATGCGTAAACCCGGTGCCAAAGGCGCACCAACCAAGGACGCATTTGTTCAGTCTGCAAAGACTGCTAAAAAACCAAAATGAAATCGATAACAAAGTACGAACCATCGATGTGCGACACCGTCATTGAGTTAGGAAAGACTGGAGCATCACAAAAGATTATGTATTCCACTCTAGGCATTTCTAAAACAACGGGCGACCGCTGGAAGAAAGAAAAGCCAGAGTTTGCCGAAGCCATGGACAGAGCCGTTGTAGAAAGTCAAGCGTGGTGGGAAAGAGAAGCCTTGGCTAATCTGAATAACCGCACCTACAATACCCGACTCTTTGAAGTGGTTACTCGTGCTCAGTTCCCAGCGGACTACAAAGAACGCATGGAGATCAAGCAAGACATCAAACAAGAAGTTCAAATTGACTTTGCTGGAGAAGTTTCCAGTCTAATCAAACAGTTGCGGGAAACCAAACTGTAGCCTTAAAAACTATTTCGTATTGTGAAATGCAAAGCAGATAAAAATCTGTTAAAGTTTGCATAAGTAGTTATACGAGACCAGTTTAATAAGGAAAACAGTTATGTCCACAACGACACATGCAGTACTCTCAGCATCATCTTCAAAACGGTGGTTAACATGCACACCAAGTGCTCGTCTCGAGCAAACCCTACCAGAACCTAAAAAGTTACCAGGACAATTCGATTTTAGTCTCGAAGGAACATTAGCCCACTCTTTGGCTGAAATCAAATTGCGCTTGCACTACAACCAGATACCACAAAAGGACTACGATGAAGAAGTCGCAGAACTATACAAGCACGCCTACTACAACCAAGAACTCGAAAGCCATGTTGACAACTATGTCCTCTATGTCCGCTCCCAAGTCGGAGAACATGATAAGCCACTATTTGAACAGCGCGTGGACTTCAGCGATTGGGTGCCTGATGGTTTTGGTACAGCCGATGTGGTTATACTTTCTAAGCACTCCATTCGCATCATCGACCTCAAGTATGGCAGAGGCGTTCCAGTCCAAGCAAAAGACAACACGCAACTTAGACTCTATGCACTCGGAACCTATAGCAAGTTCCAAGAAGAGTACCCAGAGATCAAAACAATCGAGTACACGATCTATCAGCCTCGTCTCGATTCAATCAGTACGGATGGGACAACAATCGCCAAACTCGTCGATTGGGCAAACTACTATGTCAAGCAAAAAGCACGCAAAGCGTGGGCAGGTACGGGCGACTTCATCCCCGGAGAGCACTGCCAGTTCTGCCGTGCCAAAGCAACGTGCAAAGCGCGCTCGGACTTCGTCAACGAAATAGCTGCACTAGACTTTAGACCAGCACCACTCTTAACCGAAGAGGAATTTGATTTAGTATTGGCTCGTGCACAAGATTTAAAATCATGGGCAAATGATGTTGAGGCATATGCAACAGAGAAAGCAATTCATGAAAATAAAATTCCTACGGGATTTAAATTGGTTGTACCTAAAGGGCATCGTAAAATTGTGGATTATGATTTGGCTGTTAAGATCTTGGAAGAAAAAGGTTTTAACAAAGATGACATGTACGAACTCAAACCAAAGTCTGTGCCTCAA